ATCGTGGACGGGAGCAGTGCAAGGCCGGGACCGACCACGCGAGAAAGAATGTGGTCAAGATCCGCCATGCGGACTCCTCAAATAGGCGCCCAGCGCTGCGCAGGGCAGGCATCCGCGGCTCTATGGTCCGGGGCTGGGCATGGAAAAGGTTGCGGTGGCCGGTGCTGGTCTCCGGCATACGGTTCGCTTGGGTGTGTGACTGACAACCGATTCAGCCTGCCCCACGGGCAGCGTGGCCCAACACGTCAGCGCATCAGCCTGCGCATTCACCGCAAAACTGTTATTTCTTCCGCTTCTTCGGAAGCTTGTAGACCTGGATAGGCTCGCTTGAGCCGGGATCCGTCTTGCACGTGGCCCGGACCGCATCCTTGGCACTGAACCCCTGATGCATCAGCGCCATTGCCGCCGCGCTACCGCAGCCAACCGACGCCACATCGTCCAGAATCGGAAACTCCGGGAATCGCTCACATGCAATCCAAACGGTGCCGTCCGGCTTGAGGATGACCAGCTCAGCGTCTTCGAACTCCGGCGCATCGCCCTGTCGGCCGCCGAGCAGCCAAGCAATCGCCGCATAGGCTTTCGACCACGATCCGCAGCCGCCTACACAACCGCCGCCCGGCAGCTCGAAAATCTTCTGCGCCCGGTGGATGGTCCCAGACGACAGCTGGGTGTCCGCCGCCATGACCCCATCCTTGACTGCGACGGTCGTCATGCTGCCTCCAGCATCTGCTGGCCCCCGGAACGCAAGCGTTGGTTGCTAGATGCGCCCCTGCGCGAGTTCTCAGAGTGGGTCACCCACTCCATGTTGCCGATCTCGTACCCAAGCGAAGAGTTGACTCGATCAACCGATGGGGCCAGCTTCCGGTCATAGCCGGATGCCTCCCACGCAGCGAAAAGAGCATGAAACTCGGGTGAATTGATCGCCCACTCCATGAATTCACTCTTGGGAAGAAGCGACTTCCCGCGATACAGGTGGAACTTTGCTGCCTGGATCCCCGTTACCCGGGAGAGCATGTTGCGGTACATGCGCATCAGCTTCCCAGCCTTGGTCTTTTCATAGCGCAACGTATTGGCATTGCCATTGCGGCGGCGATATTCGCGCTGCCGCTCGTTATAGTCGCTCATGGTTAACCCTATGCTGCTGGCCTCAGGTGGGCGCCTCCGGGCTGGGACTTGGTGTCCGACATCCAGGTGCCGCAGTCTTTGCACTGATAGCGCTGATAACGCCGCGTCTTGCTCTGATTGAACCCTCGGCAGATCAGCCGCTCGCTCTGGCACATGGGGTTCGTGCAGCACAACCCGCCGTCAATGGAGGCGTTAGGCAGGCCAAGTACCCAGCCCTTCTCACTCAGGCGGTCAAGAACCTGCTCAGTGAGCTTCACGTCCATGATGTTGTAGCGCCGCATAAGGCTCTGGGCCTTCGGGCAACCCTGCATAACATCGCGCCACAAGTCGAAGCCGCCAGTGGTGACTTTCTTTCCCAGGCCAAGCCACTGGGCCACGTAGTCAAGCTTGTAGCTCGGAAGCATCACCTGCCTTCGAACCGACTTCAGCAAATCCACCTTAGCGAAAGGAGACGACTTGGTCATCCCAAACTCAAGGAATTGAGTCTGGATCCAGCGGATATCGAACTTGTCGCTGTTCCACCCAACTACTGCATCAGCCTCATCAAAGAGCCGGTGCAGCGCCTTAGCCATAGCCTTTCGGCCATGCTCCCACTCTGAGTAGAAGTGGGTCTTCCGCTCGCCGTGGAACTTGGCAGCGAAGCAAAGCAGGGTCGGCGGGACCTTGATCTGGTTGATGCCGATGTTCTGGTCCCAGAGCCCCCACACGTAAGCCTCAGCGGGCCTGGTCTCGATGTCGACCGTCAAGATGCGCATTAGTCACCCGTGTCGGTTCGTGGGAGGTTTAACAGCTGTTTTGCTGCCCGAGCATTGCGGGGCAAGGGGACACCCTCGTCCCGCTCAATCTCTTCCTGCAGGAGCGCCAGGGCTCGCCACGCCATGTAGGCGCTATGCCTTACCCCGGACCCATCCAGCTGCCCTGCATCCACCAAGTGGCGCAGGATCTTGTTCGCGTGGTCCGTGGACTTGCTCCGGTCCCAGTGCATCGGCTGGCCGGGGTTATGCTGCTCGTTCCCGATCCGACTGACCTTAGCCACCTCGGCAAGGGCGTTCGGGAAGTAGTACAGCAGCCCATCCGCCATTGGGATCCCATTCCGGGACTCGGCGTCATCCGGCAGGGAAACAGTCATGGCTTGCTCCAACGAAAACGCCCCAGCTTGTGCCGGGGCGTGGGATTCGCTTCATGATACGAAGAATCCGGATTTTTCTCGGGGGCCGCAACCCCGAGCTATGCCGCCTCGTTACGCAGTGCTTGCTCCATCGCACGGGCTGCGGCCTGCTCCTCATCAATCATCTTGGTCAACATCCAGTCATAGACCTTTACCCAGCGCTCCCGGTAGCTCGACTCGTCCATGCCCATTGCCTTGGCACGCTCCACGTTGCTGTGCTTCTCACCCTTCATCGTGCGCAGCAAGATCGGGATCAGCATTGGCAGCTTGTCCTCCAGCTTCTCCGGCCAGAGGTTGTCCCGGGCCATTGCTACGCGGGCCTGCAGAATGGCGAGGTTACGCGTCGTGGCCTCACTGCGGTCTCGGGCAAACTTCGCCAGTGAGTCGGCCAGCCCATAATTGCAGCGGGCATCGGTGTGGGCCTGCATCCGTGTGGCCCACTCCTTCATGGCAACGCGGACAATCCCCTGGTAGATGGCCGCGCCGCGCAGAATGGCCCCATCCGGCCAGTACAGGTATTCCAGCAGATCACGCCCCATGCCAGCGGGGACGAACCCCAAAGCCATGGCATACGGGTTCTCGGTGCTACCGGCACCGCTCGGGCAGGTGTCGTACTGCACGGATGACGGGTTCAGTTGTGCCAACTTCTCACGAACGTCCATCGCTCTTTACCCCTGATAGGAATTCACGGACGAGCAGCGCGAAGGCCTCTAGGCCAATGTCTGCCGTGTATCGGAAGGAGTCCTTCCACTCTTGTCCGGCAGTCCATGCCTCGTTCAGCGGAACAACGAAACGCCAGCGGTCATACAGGGTTCGGTTGGGTAGGCGGTAGGCCAAGCATGGGATTGCGCCCCGCACGATTGCCGCAACCCTCGCCTGTTCCCACCATGGGCCCAACGTGATGCGCGCCTGGTTCTTGCACTCGATCAGGTAGGGGCCGATCAGTTCCTCGATATCTCCGTGCTGGGCCTGCTGGTACTGCTTCAGCTGGCGGGTTGCCTCGACGCCCAGGTACTCCCGCAGCAGGCCACACAGTTCCCGCTCGGCTCGGGCGCCACGGTTGCGCGAGTAGGAGCCGCTCACGCCGCCTCCCTGCACTCAGCGTGGAGTGCGTCAACCAGCTCGCCGAAGCCCGCCTCGCGCAGGTACTCGTCCTGCACCTCCTGCCATGCCTCTGTGCCGCGCGACTGGATGTCGGGCAGTACGTCGGCGGTCCAGCAGCGGAAGTCCTTGGCAAACTTGAACGACGGGCCGTAGACCTCGCGCATCTCGTCGTCGCCCCAGAACATCACCGGGATCCCGTCGTGGTGCCAGTCGCCCAGCGCCACTACTGCCCACTGGCCGATTTGCTTCTGGCCGTGGAGGTCTCCGAGGTTGCGATGATGGATGCGGGTATGCCCACACTGCCCCGCCTTCTCCCGCTGCATGCCGTGATCCGCACGCCACCGGCAGACGATGCAGCCCAGCGAACGGGCCGCATCTTGATATGCCTGTTCCAGCTTGTTCGGCTTGCCAATTGCGCGCCTCATGACACGCTCCTCTTCTCGGATTCGTCAGCCTTGTTCCAGCCAGCCGCCCATGCGACCCCAGTAGCTCCGATGTACGGGTTCTCGGAAATCGGCTTGCCGGACAGCCTTGCGGAGTACCCTTGATTGAACGGATAGGCGTACTCGGCTTTCGTCTTGTAGTCGGAGAAGTCCATCAGCCCTTCTCCCATGCGAATATCATGTAGATCCAAACGCCCATTGCGCACGCCAGAATTCCAGTCACGGCACCGGCAAGGAACCATCCAAGAGCGTCCATCACTTGCCCTCCCCGGCGAGGTCGGCGCGCTTAAACATGGCCTGCATCAGCCAATATTCTGGACGCTCATAGGAGTTATGCGGCTTCTGAATGAAAGACACGCCGCCCTGAGGCTCGTAGCCGCTCGCCAAGAGATCAGCCACCTCTCGCTCTAGCTCAACGCAAGATTCGCCGGTTGCGATCACATATCCAGCCTTCCCCGCCGTAGTGCTGGTGTCGATCTGTTCGAGGTTCATGCGACTCCCTCCTGCACAGCCTTGGCGTAGTCGGCGATGTCCAAATGGGCAAGCAACCCTTCTCCATCAATGGGAGGCAGCCACTGAGCACGGCCATCCGGGAACAAGACTCGCAGCTTCAACGTCCCATGAAGAACGATGTCATTCGCCGACCTATCCGAGCTGTCGAATGTCATCGGACCAGCCTTCACGTCCAGAATTTCGACCATCTCCGAGTTGACAGAGATGTGCCTACCAACTGCCGGGTGGTCCGGCCAATTCTTCGCCAGTACTTTCATGCTGCTGCCCTCTGCAGGTTGTAGGACGGGTCCGGATCAGGGATGAACACCCCAGCGCGGGCGCCGACTCGTTGGCAAAATTCGACGTAGTCCCAGAAGGGGCGGCCTTCCAGCACGTCACGGCTTCCGTGTTCGTCGGTGGTCGTGGTGCGGATCGGCACCTGTTCAACGCGACCACCAGGCAGCCGCTTCTCGCGCCAGCCGAAGTGGCAGCCCAGCAGGTACTCGTGCACGTCGTCGCGCTCGTACCCCTTGGCGTCGGCCAGCAGCGGGTACACGACAGCCCACAGGTACGCGCACTGCGGCGGCGTACGCTCCGGCCGCGCGATGCTGATCTTCACGTTCACCGGCTTACCGGAGTGGGCGAAGCGCAGCATTTCCGATAGGGTCTTGATCGCCGATTCGCGAGCGTTCGGCGGAAGGGTGACGATCTGGTTCACGCCGTCGCCTCCTGCAGGCTGTCCATCAGCTGCTGGAAAGTGAACTCGCTCGGGGCAGCGCCTTCGGGGAGGATGGGTTCAAGCTCGTGAGTCTCATACACGCAAAGGCTCCACTTCGGATCGGAACACGGAAGGGAGACCTCAACCCCCGTAAAGTCATATCCTGATTTGCCCCTTCCGCGCACCGACGTGGAAGTAACAACAGTCTCGGCTCCATGATGTTTTGAGGATGGGCAATCCACCCGCACCCTCTGCCCCACGAAGAACTTAGCCATCACCGCTTCCTCTTGATTAGCTCGTCTTGCTCGTCGTACCCGGCCAGCCACGCCTTGCGTAGCTCCAGCCCGTCCTCGCCCATCGCGTAGAACGGAGGTCTCCGTTCCTTGTGTGCGTCTCGCATATAGCGCCCTGACTGGTGGGCTGCTCGGAGTTCGTCACTAAAGGTCATGGTCGATTCCTCCAGTCGCGCCCTTACCGTCAACCCACTGGCGCCCGGTTGAGACAAAGCGGCAGTAGTCCAATTCGTCGCGAAGCTCCATGACGCCAGTCGGGCCGCTACGGTTAAGCGCCAGGTCAAGCCGCAATCCCCTCTTCGCGTTCTGGTCGTAGTAGCTCGGGCGATGAAGCAAGAGCATCACGTCCAAGTCCTGCTCAATAGAGCCGGAGTCACGAGCATCGGACGGGCGCGGCGGCCGAACCTGGACGCCAGTTTCACTACCACGGTTCAGCTGGAAGACCAGCAGAACCGGAATGTGCAGATCCTTGGCGATGTTCTTGGCACGGCGGGTGATATGAGCAACAGCCAAGTCGTGGCGGCCCTTGTCCGGAAGCCGGACCAAGCCGAGGTGGTCGATGCACAGAAGGTCCAGCTTTCCTTCTGACTTGAGCTGACGAGCCTGAGCCTCGATGTCCTCAATCGACACATCCATCCGGTCACTGACCACCAAGGGCGCATGGTTGAGTCGGGCAATGGCTGCTCCGAGGCGCGCAGTTGCTTCCGGCTCCTTGTCCATCAACTTCGGGCGCTGCAGGATCGAGGATGAAACGCCCGCTTCCGCAGAAGCCATGCGCTGCGCCAGTTCGTCCTCGCTCATCTCCAGCGACCACACTGCGACGTTGCGAGGAGTCCACAGGTATTCACCGTCCCTGCCCAACGGCGGACAAGCGACGTTGGCGCAGATGTTCATCGCTAGCACAGTCTTACCCATCTTCGCCCGAGCACCGATGCCATAGACTCGTGCCGGCTGCAGGCCACCCGTCTTCTCGTCAATCTCGGGGAAGCCAGTGCGCAGGCCAGTGATCTCGTCACCCGCCTCGTACCGCGCCATGACCCCGGTCCACATGCGCTGCATGGCAGTCTTAAGCGGAACCACGCTGGCAGGCTTGGATTGCAGCAGATCGGAAATGGCGGCCTGGGTTGAGGCCATATCGCCAGTACGTGCGCCATCGGCACAGATGGCGCGGAATCGGCGAGAGGTAGCCTCTTGGCGTATCAGCTCAGCGTGCCCTCGGATGTTTGCAAAGCTCGCCGTCCCACTGGTCAGCGCGCTTACGTCGTAGCTAGCAGCAAACCCACGGCGCTCGGCTTCCTCTCCGATGGTGATTACGTCCAGCTCGCCGTTGCCCTCTGCCATTTCCTTGATGAGCGCGAACAGGTTGGCGTGGAAGGGAGCGCTGAAGTCCTCAGCACTCACAACGTCTGCCACTCGCCAGTAGGCTTCGCGCCCGCCGATGATGATCCCAGCCAGCACGCTTTCTGCCGCGATGCTCATTGGGCCACCTTGTCGTGATAGCGACCTTCAATGATCTTGGCGAAGTTCGACGCCTTGACCAGCCAATCAAGGCCCGGGGTGAATGGCCTGCCGTTGTGGCCCTCTACCTGGCCCGTCAGGAACTTCGACGCTGCGCAATGGCGGAAGAACCTAGTCCAGTAGTCCAGGCTCTGGCGCTTTGTGTCCTCACGCCACCGAGTGCGCAAAGCTTCCGAGCGCGTCCCATCCCAAACCTTGATCCGGGGATTAGCGGGAAGATTGGCGTGATACAGCTCGATGATTTCCTGATGCGGGCACGGAGTGGCGGCGTCAGCCGACAAAGGAGCTTTAGCTCCTTTAGCTCTTTCCTCTTCCCTTCCATTCCCTTCCTTTCCGTCAGTGAGCACTCCATGAGTCCTCAATGAGTCCTCAGTGCTATCGGGTGCGGGAATTGCGGATTTTGTAGGACGATTAATGACCTGATGCTTCGCAAAACCCTTAATATTCAAGTACTTCTCACCACTCACTGAGTACTCCATGAGTAGTCCATGAGCGATCAGGTCGTCGATAAGGGGTTGGGTGTCTACGTTGTCTGCAGGGAAGACCTGCATCTTCAAGCGCTTCGCCGAGTACGGCTGATTCCCTGAGTCGTCTGCAAAGTTCAACATGCCGATGAAAAGCAGACGAGCACTCAGTGAGCACTCAGTGAGTCGCTCATCTGTCCAGAATTCAGGCTTGATAGTCCGGATACGAGCCATTACGCGACCTCCCCAAGGTCAAGCTGCGGCGAAGGCGTCCGCCGCTTCTCAGCACGCGCCATTTCGGCAGCACGCAGAGAGTTGAAATGCGCCAGTTCCCACTCGGTGAGCGGAGGGGCAGCCAGCAGTTCCTCAATGTCAGGAATGGGCAGGCCCTCCATGGCCCTGGCGATGTGCTTCATTAGCTCCTCCGAATTCGAATCTCGGCGCAGTCGGAACAAAAGCGCCAAACCACACCAATGCTCGTCACGTGGCATCGGCTCTCTTCGCACTCTTCACAAAGAGGTATTGGCGCAAGCCGACGGTTCTTGTGGGCCAGGATCGAAATGTCTCGCACCAGCTGCTCGCGCTCGCTGGCAATGTCGGTGTCGTCGCTCACTTGCTGTTCTCCACTGCTGCCGCTCTAGCAGCACCAGCTGCCGACTCGGCCTCTTGAATAGTTAAAAATTGCCCGAGGTAAACTCCCTGAACCCGAGCTACGTAACGTCCACGAACGTTCATATGGACCCCTCTAATTCCGGTGTTGCTGCGAGGCGGAGTGTTGCAATTGAGGGCGTTGAGTGAGCGCGAGGCTGGCCGTAAGTTGCACTTCCTGTTATCCAGGGTGTCGCCATTGATGTGGTCAACGGCGTAGTGGCGTCCCGGCAGCAGCAGTCGGTGCATCGGAGTCCTTACGCCATCAATCTGTGTGTAGGCGTACCGCTTTGGACTTCCCAGCGCGTTCCATACGTGCTTGTTGAGCGGCCTGTAGTCCTCATCGTCGACAAGGATCAGAAAGCCGGGGACATGGCCGGTCACGATGGTTCTCATGCCGCCCTACCCATCGTGTGCGCGGCGATCTGCCCAATACGGTCAATGTGGCGAGGCGTGCCAGAAGCAACGCGAAGGGCCATCTGGAAGTCGCGAAATTGACGAACAAGATCCCAACCGGTTGCGGCAGCAAAACGGCGAGCCATCTTTGAGTTCATGTACCGCTTCTCCTGCTTGAGCAAGGTCAGGTAGCCGCCCGTGATCCCCATTCGGCTTGCGATCTCTGCTTGATGCAGCCCGCTAAGCACGATTGCTACAGAGATCGCATCGCCGTCCGTTTCACACATACGCACGGTCTTTTCATTTGCCTGCCTTGGCGCGGGAAGCCCCGAAAGCATTGGGATTTCTCGCTGATTGACGTCCTTTTTCATGGCTTGACTGGTCTTTACAAACTCGATTGGGTGAAAAAGAACGCCCGGCCACAAGGACGCGAGCGTTGAGAGAGATGAATTACTTAGGCGGCACGCGCTGGCGCATCGCCAGCCATGGATTCGGCGAGCTGGACCAGCGCCCTACCAACCTCGTAGTTGGGCTGCTTGGTATCGCCGTTGCGAATCCTGTTGATGGTCGACTGGTGCGCACCCACCGCAGAGCCAATGGCCTGGTCGGTGAGGCCCGCACTCCGGAGGCGGTCAATGGCTGTTGAAGGGTCCATGAGCCCGAATTATGCATACTTACATAGCTTCGTCAACGGCTCCCGGTGCAAATCAATGAACATTTGCATTCGACCCGACGGACGGTAGGGCGGACCATTCCTAGATGAGCAAATTGATCGCCAACATCAGGGCCCTAGCAGCCAGCGAGAACATCAAACAGACCGAGCTCGGCCGGGCTACGGGTGTGGACCAGTCCACCCTGAGTCGCATCATGGCTGGCAAGACGACAGACCCCGGATACCAAACGGTTCAGAAAATCGCCAGATTCTTTGGAGTGAGCATGGACAGTCTTGTCAATGAAGACCTTACGATCACCCCCTCGCCCGTAGGTTCTCAGCCTGTGGGACTGAACCCCTCTACTCTTGCCTCGGCGCTGAAGTTGTTGACTGAAGTCTCCCGGATCCGCCAGGAGCCGCTCCCTCAAGTCGACATTCAGGCGCTACTGGTGGCCATCCAGATCATTGAGGAAGCCGAAGAGGCGTACAGCTCCTCCAATGTTTTGGACTTCATGACGAAGTATGTAGAGCGCCGAGGAAAGGGGGTTGAAGATGGTGTTGAACGACAAGCGCATAACCGAACTGGCCGAAAAGCTCAGTAAGGCCATGGACGGCGGCTCCCCCGGCAAGGGGAGGGCTGCCAAGGCACTGGCAGCACGTCGCGACGACTTCGAAAATGATCCGGTGAGCCGCACCTGTCGCCTTGACCGTATCCGCTGGTTGCAGCGGACCTACAAGCTTCACTTCTTGGTGAGGCAGCACACATTCGGGCTTCCCGGTGCTGAACACCTTGGTGACGAGGCGCTGATTGACCTACACAGGGATATGGAGCGCGCAAGAGATTGCATTGCAGAAGGCATTCCGCTGGAGGATGCCGGGCTAATCAAGTCGCAGTACCCCTAACCATCAAGGACAGAGAACATGAGCTTCGCAGGAGTAGTGATGTATCTGGCGGCCGCTACGGCCCCTGAGACGCCACCGGAGGACCTCGGGGCGGTGACCAGTGCCATCGCCTTCGTGGACGTGTGTCAGTCCATGCGGGAGGCCCCGCAGCATCTGAAGGGCGCGTCGCCCGAGGAGCGGGCCATCGCCGACATAACGGTAGAGTTTTGCAAGGGGATGGTGCAGGCCGTGGCTACTACAATCGCCTCTACGCCAACGTATGTGGTCGGGAGCACTAGGGTCTGCGTGGCCGATACGGTGACAACCGACATGGTGCTGGACGAGATGCGGGAGATGATTGGGGAAGACCGTCAGGCCTTCGCCGGTAGCCCGGCCCCCAAGGTGGACACCCCCAGCGCCATTCTTGGCGCAATCCATAGGCTCTCGCCGTGCGACTCCTCCAAGTAATCGCCACAGCGGCACTTATGGGCGCAGGCTCCAGTGCGCATGCCCTGGAGCTTTACTGCGTAGGCCAGTCCGTGGTTGGTGGGACGACGGGAAGCAACTCC